TGGTTTAGGTATTGGCATATTATTCTTTTTCTTTTGTTTTAGGTTTAATTACTTCCAATTCACCTGTTTCTTCGCTAATAATTCTTACTGGCATAATTATCTTATTTTATAGAACTTACCTTTGTATGCAACACTATCGATATTTTGATATGATAGAGTTCTCCAATTGTTTGTTCCTGGTGTTACTAATAAATTAAATTGGTCTTGCAATTCTTTTGTTGCACTTCCACCTGCATCTCCACCAACATAAGCTGATGCATCCCACCATGTCAAATGTTGTGTCATATGTGGTGGTTTTCCACTTCCATCTGCACTACCTTCTGTCATCCATCTGATATTCATCTTATGTGTTCTACTACTACTTTTTAAAAGAGTTAAGAACTCATCGATTGAGATATAAGTTGGTCTAGCAAACTCTTGCAGTTTTTTATATACTAAATTACTTTCCATCTAACTTTTTTAATTTGTTTATCGCCCATTCAACGCCTGAAGTTCCACCCCAAGCATCCCAAGCTAATCCCCCACATCCTTCAGAATATGGAACATCTTTATATTGTTGATGTCTTTTAAACGATGCCATTCTTGCAATCGTATCTCTACTAATCTTCTCTCTATTCGCAAGTTGGTTAGCTCTAGCTTTACCGGTGGATTCTAAACAACTACCCCATCCATGTTCATCAGCCCATTCCAATGCTCTCTTTGCATTGTTTGTTGCTGATTGAGGATAATCATTATAAGTTTCCTCAAAGTATTGTAGTTTCTTATGTACTGAATCCGTATTCATATTATTCTTTTTCGTCTGGTATGCAATTTGGTACTTCTCTACCACCTTCATCCTTTGTGCCGTATTGTGTATAACCAGGCCAACAAGGGTCTTCATCAGCTAATTCAGTTGATTTTGCAACCCATGCATCACAAGTTCTACTACTTGCACATTTGAAATCAAAAAATTCACAATATCCTAAATCACCTGCATCTACAACATCCCATGCATCATCTCCACCAATAGCAGATGCGATACAATCTAACACCTCTTTGCTTCTATTGAATGCTGCACAATTACCACAACGGGCTGATTTAGCATCTTCAATAGAATCGTTAAATTCTTTTGCTTTAGCTTTCCAATAATCTTCGTTAGGTTCGTTTGGATTTAATGGACCGTAATTAGCAACATCAATTGCGTTTTGTCTATTCTTTAAGTTTAACTTAATATCTTGTGTTGCAGGAGGGCAAGCTGCTAATCTTATTCCTCTTAACTTACTGAAAAAGTTTTGGTTTCCTAACATATTATTTCTTTAATGTAAGTAAGTAAATTGTTTGTGCAACTAATTGTGCCAATTCATCAATCTGATTTTGTATCCAACTCTCTGAATATAAACTACCTCTTTCAGTTTGTATATATGTATATACACCTCTGAAGTATGCAATAGTATCATCAGTTGATGTCCAATCTACAAAATCGTGTGCTTCATATCCTTGTGGTCTTCCATATATTCCAGCTACCGATTCAACAAGCCCATCTAAATGTTCTACGATTTCATCATAGAAAAAGTTAAGTGCTTTATGTTCTGAATATACTTCGGTTTGGTTATGCCAAAATACTGCCTGTTGTTTAGCTGAATTTAGTACCGATAAAAATTCTACAAATGTTGCCATATTATTTCTTTTTTCCGATTAATGCCGGATGTGTGTAATCTTTTTTCTTCTTATTAGGGCCTTCGCCTGGATAAGATGATGCAGGAATAGATGGTTGTTCTAAATCTTCCTTATCTACTCTTTGTTTTTTCTTAAATCTATTATCTTTTTTTATCAGATATTTCAACTTTTCCAAAATCTTATTTGCATCACTATCGGATACCATTGATAAATCGATTTCTCCCTTCAATATCTCCTCAGCATTCAATCCAAATTCTGAAATGGTATCTTTTATCATTTCAAAAATTATCTCCTCTCTATGCCCCTCTAAATGAATCGCTGATGCTTGAATAAGTTCGTGTGTGAATAAACCTTCTAAACTGATACCTCTGTAATCACCACTTTTAACTTTAGCCCATACTGTTGGATTCTCTACTTTAAATACTCCCATCCACGTGCCAGGTTTAACTGATAAACCATATGCTCTTGCTTTATCGTATTTAGCAGATTCTGCAATCCAACTCTCAACTAATGAAACATCATTAACTGAATGTTGATGTTCGACTGTAATGTTATTTGCGTTATTATCTTTGATGTACTTTTGAGCCAATTTTTGAACGGTCTCTTTAGAGAACACCACATAATAAGGAGTACCATCTTCTTTCAATCTTAAAATCTTTAAGTTTGGAATAAGAATCGGGCCTACTATTGTTCTTTTATCTTCGTCTGCAGTTGCGAATTTAACTTCTTCTCTTTTACCATCAGCATTAAAATACACAAAGTTTTGTTGTATAGCTGGCTGATTTACTAAAGATAGAGCAAATACTTCATCTTCTGCATCCTTTAGTACTAATTCGTAAGTTTCGTAATTTTGATTATCCATATTACTTATTTAACATCGTTAAAATTAATTATTGTTATCCTAAACCAAACGTTGCACCTCTATTTGTCTTTCTATCCAATGCCTGTTGATTTGTAATATCATTACTCACAACGTATGCACGTATCGGCATTTGATTTGCTTGTTGGATAGTTTGAGATATTTGAGTTGCTGGATTAGCTCCGCCTGTTGTTTGAACTTGTGGAACTGATGTTGAAGTACCACCACCATAAGTTGGCATTGATACTGAACCTCCACCTGCACTTCCAGCACTTGCTGATGCGCCTGGTATATTAACTGAATTTAAATCTTGCACTGCTTTAACACCTGCTGCAACTGCTGCTGCCGCTGCCAAACCACCTGCGATTGTATTGATTGTTACCCAAGGTTGTCCCAATGTTAAAGGTGATGCGGCAACTGCTTTTAAGTTTGCGATTTGAGTATTTGTTATTATACTACCAATTGCTGCTGCTTTCTCAATTGCGATTGCTGCTATTGCCAATGCTTTATTCTTTCCTGCTAATTGTGCTAATGAAGAACCGATACCTGAAATCACACTCAATCTATCTAATTGAATTTGTTTTTCAGCAATAGCCGCTCTTAATTTAATATCCTTTAAGTTTTGTTCATGCTCAATGTTTATTGCTTCAATCTTTTTAGCATTATCTTTTGCGTTAGCTATTTTGATTTGGTATGCAGTATTCTCTATTGCAATACTATTATCTAAATAAGCCTGTGTTCCTTCGATTAAAGTTTTTTGTTGTGCTGATAAAACCATCAAATCATCTTCGTATTGTTTTATTCTAGCATCATCTTCTAACTTCTTAATATCATTATTGTAAGCAGTTTTTAAATCTAATCTGATTTTTTGTTTTTCAGCTTCTGATTTCTTAATAAACTCTTTATCTTCCTCTAATGATTTTAAATCCTGATTGTACTTATCTAATCTTTGTTGTTTAGATTTCTCCAACTCATCAGCAATAGCTTGAGTTTTAATATCACCAACCTTCTTTGCAAACTCTTCTGCAGCTTTCTTATTATCTTCATTTATCTTCTTTTGTTGTTCTCCAAATCCAGTCAATGCTTTGATGTATTCAGTTTCAACACCTATCTTTTCAGCCTGAAGAGTTTTGTATTCTGCTGAATCCTTTTTGTAAAGTTTTTGTTTCTCTTCTAATTCAGCTACTTTTAAATCTCTAGTCTTTTTAGCAAATGCTTTCTCTACATCTAACTTCTTTTGTTCAGTATCAGCAACTGCTAATGCTTCTGCTTTTAATTTCTCTAAACGAGCTTCATCCAATTTATTTTCAGCATCCAATTGTTTTAACTTCTCTTGTAATGCTTTCTCTCTTGCTTCTTTTTGTTTCTCTAAATTCTCTTTTTGAGTTTTAGTTGTTTTCTTATATCCTTCTTCGAATCTATTCTCTGCTGCTTCAAAGTTATCTGCAAATGATGTTACTGATTGTTTTGCACTTTCCCATGCTCCACTAAAATCACCTTTGATTAATTTACCAACTGCCTCACCAATTTTACCTAATGATTGGAATACTGCTGCAATTGCTGAATATGCTACTTTAAATGCCTGTGTTACATATGGCATTACTTTTAAAGCAAGTTCAGTAAATCCATCAATAATAGGTTGTAATGCTGCAAGAACTCCACCTAATGTTTTTTCAAACGCAATTATGATAGGTTCGAATTGTTTCATTGAACCTTCAGTTTGTGAGAATGCCGCAACTAATCCACCCAATAGAGATACGATTAATCCTATACCTGTTGCTTTTAATGCAGCACCAAATGATTGAGTTGAAACTTTTAATTTGTTCAACCCAGCACCTAATGCTCCAATAGGCCCACCTGCTGATTCTAATGTATCAATCCAATCTGATGAAGCACCTTTTGCCGATTTAATCTTATCTTCTAAATCATCAATCTGATTGAAAATCTTCTTAAATTCCTCACTACCAGCTGCAGTTTTCTTTAACTCTGCTTTTAAAAGTTTAAGGTTAGCAATTGTAGGTTCTATGTTACCTTCAACATCTACTTGAACTTTAACCTTTTTTGCCATAATAAATTCGTTTTATATGTTTCCAAACTCCTTTCCATGTGGTAGGTAGTTCGTATTTTCCTTTAGCAATATCGATATCTTTAGATACACCATAGTAATCTTCCAATATCAGTAAATCAATTAAGTTTTTAACCATCTTTTTTATTATTTAACACCACTTAAAATTTTTAATATACATTGAAATCATTAAATGAGAAGTTAATACTGAAATCTCCACCTAATGTATTTGGTATTGTTTTAATTACTGAATTATCGCAAATACCTAATGAGGTTAATTTCATTATTACTGCATTATTAGGAAATGTAATTACTACACTAGAACCCAATGAAGGTAATGTAACATTTGTTATAAATGTCCAATTCGTTCCATCGGGTGATGAATAAGCTGCATATGTAGGGCCTGAATTTATACCCTGTTCCGTTAATATTATTCGTTTCTTAAAGCTCATATCCTATTTTTTATAAATTACATGCAGTTGTTCTTGTCAAATCGGTTCCTGAAATTGTGAATGGAGTTCCATCACCAGCACAAATTGATGTATAAGGTAATACAATTGCATTAAACAACCATTGTTGAGTTACACAATCATAGTAATCACCCTGCCAACTATTTGATGTATTATTCACATATGTTCTACAATTTGTAGGAGTTTGGCATTCAGTACAATCTGCATATGAATTATTTACTACAATATTAGTATAATCTAATACAACACCACTTACACTACCACTATTTGTCCAACAACCTAATCCTAAATCAGATGATACGAATGAGCCCGTAGGAACACTACCACTAAATGAAACATTATATTGTGTTAATCCAGTCTCACAATCTGCTACTAAATATCCACTGCCTGTTATGACAGGTGAGTAACATTTTGTTTTAACATCCCATAAGTAGTAACCTAAATCAGTTGCACTACCCGTTAGATATTGTAATATAGCACCACTATCATAAGTAGATGCAGAATAGAATGGAACACCATTTAAACTACCGGTCACTTCTAATGAGCCCGATGTAGGCCAAGGAGAATCACCAAATGCTTTAAATGTTAATCCTGCTTCTCCACCTGCTAACACATATCCATTACCTGAAGATGAGATTGACATTGATGCAGGAGCTGTAAAGTTATTGTAATCTATTGTTAATGTTGCTCCAACTTCTGGACACAAACTCATACTATATGCGATTGTATATTCAGATACATAATCTTCAATTGAATAGTTAAATTCACAAGGTATGCCAGGTAATTGATTTGCGATAACATCACCTATTACAGGCCCTAATAATTGTATCTGACATTCACCATTTGATAAATTGTAGTTATTGATTGCACGAAGATGGTAGTAATTACCTCTCCATTCTACAATATCATTCAATTCCATTTTGAAATAATCAGCCAATGGAATAATTGCTGAACAATCAAACAATCTAGTCTTTGGATTGTATAATAAATTTACATATGTTTCCCAATATTCAGAATATAAACTACCAGTTGGCATTTCACCATAAGGAGCAGTTTCATTATTGAATAAAAGAGAATATGAAGATGTAGATGGTACGTTTCCATTGTAGTTATCAAAATATGGAAACTGATTAATCTCATGTTGTGAAACAACTGATGTACTACCACTTGCATAACCCTCAATAAAATAAGAATCACTATCCTTTAATCCATTGTAAAAATAGACGTGAGGTAATACTCTAGCAGGTTTGTAATCAATACTGCTAATAAAAGTTGGTATGTATATTTTTTGCTTTTGAGCCATAGTTTATTATTTTATACACATTCAGCACAATATCCTTCTGATGAAATAACTTCACCTGTAATATTATTTAATGAGAAAATTTCACAATCAACAGGTGAGTTTGAAACCCATCTATATCCCGTTACTTTATTATTTCCATACGGGTCAAAGTATAATACTGCTCCTGCTGTTAATGTTCCAGTTGTAGAATATAATTCAAATGCATTATCTAAACATACTGATGTAGGATTACCGCTTACTGATAATCTACATGCACCAATTGGATTAGCAATAACTACTCCACTCGCACTACCACTTACACCTGTACCTGTTAGATAAACTAATGGAGATGAAGCAAATCCTGTCTTAACTTCAAACGTTCCTTGTGAGAAGAAGTTATTAGTATCTACATAGTATGCTTTACCAAATTCTCTATTAGCACCTTTACTAAATTGTTGTGAGATATAATCTCCATCCAATGTATCACCAAAGTTTAATTGTTGAACGGCAAGATTGTTAGCAGGTGTTGCTGATATCTTATCATTCAGATTTATGTACTTATTGAAATCTTTAATAGCTCCTTGCTTATACCATTGATTAAACGGCTCAATTATGAACTCATTTAATTTTGTTTTATTTGGATAAATTACCAAATTAAACTTCTTTTGAACTGATGTAATAAAATCAATTAACTTAATTCCATTCGTTCCATATGGCATATTAGCTGCAATATTCAAAGGTAATCCATCACCCGCTTGATTTACTTTAGTAACGGATAAATAAGATTTTGTATTACTGCCTGGGTCTAATACCACTTGGAAATTAGAACCCCCCTGATTTGTATATTGTAGATAGAAATTATAACTACCTGATGGTAGAGTATCTAAAGTAAATTCAGTTAGTAATTCAAATGTTTGGTTTTTTGTTTGAGATGCATTATAATTTTGAATCTCATCCATATATGTGTTATAATTCGTTAATTCAGTTGTATAGTAAGCGTATGTATCTCTATTTCTAGCTATTAATTGAAATTGAGGAATACCATTACCAACTCCTGTCGAATTGATTGCAAAGTTTAAATTTAATTCACCTCTTATCTTTGTATTCAAATCTAAATTGTAAATTAAATCAGTTCCCATTTGACCACCACCTGCGTACATTAAATTGTACCAAGGTAATTCTTTTGGTGTAGCTGCTGACATTGTTACATCAGTCATACCACTACCACTTAATGGGCCTATCTTAAATTGTCCGTATGTTTCAATATCGAAATCAGTTAAACCATACGATGATGTAGAATAAACAGGATATCTCAATTTATTATTACAAACCATATAGATGTTATCTATCCAGCTTTGTTCCATAAATGAAGATGTATATGTGTATCCAAACTCACTAAAACATGCATCAAAGACTGTTTTCATCTTTATTGCAGGTTTAAAATCCTGAACACATAATGCTCCGTTTGTATTGTTGATTCCAAATCCACCATTACCAGTTTGGTAATCTATCTTCTGACCATATTCTGCTAATGGATATACAATAGTTCCATTAAACAAATTACCACCCCAAGAAGAGGAGATATTCTCAAAGCTAGATGTATGGTTATATTGAGCCAAAGAGCTCGTTAAATCGGTTAAAAAGTACCTTTTCAGGTCTCTACCAAAACTTGCTAATCCACCATAGATTGTTACCTCATATGAATCAATAAATTTGTTTTGGTATATATTAACCTTATTTAGTTGAAGATATCCATTTGAAAGGTAGATACCATCAAAATCTAAATAACATTGTACCTTTTTATTTGTTGAGAATGTATAAGGGTCTTCAACTGATATATCATACACAAATTCAAAGAAATGGTTATTCTTCTTTGAGCCTGGTAAGTTAATTTGACGTGTAAAATCAGATGGAAGGATACCCAAATCAAAAAGACCAGTTACGTTATCTGATAACAATATCTGCTCATCTTTGAATAGGTCTAATATTACACCATCTGCTACTAATTTAAACTTAAACCCTTGTGTAGTTGTAACTCCCATATTATAATATCAATTTGTAGTTTTGTCCGTAAGCAAATTCAAATGTGTATTGAATCAATTTATCAACAACGCCTGTTTTAAATTGGATATTAGAAGTTACAATTGTTAAAGGTTTTACTTCATTTGTATTTTCTAAACACCAATATATTTCAGTTGATACCAATAATTGTTTCAAAGTTTCATTCCATTCTTCTTCTAACCAATTCGTATTGCAAATTATATTTTGTTTTGAATCTACAATGTAGTTTAGAGTTTGTGTATCATACTCATTGTAAGAAAGTGTTCTACCTGTCCAACTACCCAATTGTGGTTGATAAGTTCTCTTATCTGAACTGATAGATTTTCTATTAATCATATCAAAGTTTAAGTAATCAAATTCACCGAATCTATTCTTCCATTTGATACGAATATTAGGATACTTTTGTTGGCATCCTATTGTAAATGTTTTCCATTCACCTAAAGCAACTGAGCCACTATATGGTCTTAATTTAAACCATTCTAACCCAATAGTTGAAACAGGAAATCCTACTTCAGCAGGTCCAACTGGAAACGTTGTAATTAAACTATTAGAATCTGATGTTGCAGCAGATAATGAGTATGCTCCATTTGTTGCATTACTACCACTATAAATTATTTGCGTAGGAATATCAGTTCCAACATCACCAACATATACTGCTTGCTTTCCAACATTATCAATGAATACTGATTGAGTAGCAGGTGAATCGGTCATTAAAGGCCAATACGGAGTGATGTTATAAATTTGTTCTCCAATAGGTTCTGGAAATATCTGATATCCATCAACTGCTTTATATACATCAGAAGATATTTTACTTCCTGTCACATATGAACTACCTGATTGGTAACGTGAATAGGAATCCATTTTGAAGTATTTAACTGATGATACATTTTGTTGTGTCAATTCAGTTTGTGTAGAGTTTAAGATTCTACTTACATCAAAGATACCTGTATATCCTTGTGTTGATGGGTATTTAGCCAATGTCCATAATTCTGCACTGCTTGAATCAGCTGCAGAGCCTGTCCATATAGTTAATTCTCCTATATATTGGAAATTAGGTTGTCCAACATTAACTGATGAAGAAACGGAAAATATCACTGGAGATTGAGCCAATGACATTGTTGCCGGTGTTTGTATAAATGAGTAAGACATCTAAAAAATCGTTTATTATTTAACCTATCTAAAATAAAAAATTAGTGATGGTTTAAAGATTATCAATTTCATCTTCCAAATCCTTTACCACCATATCAACTGCCATTTCAGCTACTTCATCTTCAATCTTTGAAAGTTGAGAATCAATAGCCTCATCTAATGCTTTTTGAGCATAGTTTATTGAATCGGGAATATTCTTTGTTTTACCATTACGAACTGTCTTTGAGACTGTTGGGTCATTCCACCATTTACCATATCTTGCACCAGGTGGAGCATATTCTACTTCAAAATTAGCATCAAACGAATACTTTTTAGTAACTGATTTAGTTGCTTTAGTGTTACCTAATATACGATTGATTGTATTGTACTCTCTTAATTTATTTCTTAAATTACCTGTACGAATAGGAGCTATCCTTACCAAATTACTTTGGATAAGTTTAGCTGTTTCCCTTAATGTTTTAAAATCTGTAAATGCCATCTATTCCTCTATTAATAAGAGCCCGATGGATACAAATCATATAAACAACGGGGTCTATCGTTATGTGTTATCAATGTGAATGTTGCAACCCAACCACCTAAACCATTGTTAAATCTATCAGCAAATGCTTCACAACTAATTTCTGAATTGATTTCAAATGATTGAACTGAATATTGTGTAAATGAAAGTAAATCATTTAAGATTGCCAATGTGTTAGCGTGTATATCTACCAAATCATCAACTTCATAGAATGGAACTTGCATTGCATTCGTTCTACCTTCACTTTCATTATTCTTATTCTTAATTTTGTCAGCAACAATAAGTTGAATACCAAATTGAGTTGTACTATCGGTAAAGTTAGATGTTAAGATAGAAACATGCCCCAATGGGTAAAATTGAAAAGAGTTATTATCTAAATCTTCAATACTACCTTGTGATACTGCACTAATCGATGGATGATTCTCCATTATAGTTTTAAAATAATTTAAAACATTGTAATAGAGAGTATAATTAACACCTGCGTTATTTTGAACAAAGCTCATATTCTAATTTTTTATAATTGGATTCCCCCGAAGTACTGATTAGTTTGGTCAGCATAAATCTGTGTTTGGTTACCAACTGATTGTAAGTATTGAGGTATTTGATTTGAGTAAGCAATACAATAGTTTTGTAATCTCAATGCGTAGTAATCAGCATTTGCTTGTGCTTTTGCCAATAGGTAATCTATTTCAGATTTAGTAGGTGCAATACCTTGTTCAGATTGTTGTTTAACTGCGCCATTAGATTTGAATTGAACTGATGAGAATGGAATATACTCAACACAACTATACCATATTAGAGTATTCTTTATATGGTCGTCTAATAGGTCTTGGTAATACACACTTAAATCACCGACTGTGTTTTGAGCTATTTGGTCTTGTAAATAAAAAAACAATACTGTCCCCAATAAGTTCTTCAAATATTTGTCTTGCGCTGTGCGAACAAATGGAAGTAAAGCATCAGCATCAATTGCACCCTGTAATGGAGTGTTTTTGATAATGTCATTTCTTGTAATAAATAATGGATATGCCATATTGTATTTTAATTTAATAAGTTTCCTTCATCATCATACATTTCATATTCTCTTTTAAAAAATGTAGAGTTAGCGTTAATAATTTTTGTTGATTCACCAGGTCCATTTCCTGCACTATTTTGTGGTGTAGGAGTAGGTCTATTTTCATCTATTGTAGTTTGGTCTTCACTCTCATCAGTTGTAGATGGATTCTCTAATTCTTTATTAGTTTCATCTGCAATCTCTGATATTGTTTTATTAGTATCTTCAGCCTGTTGAGATAAGATAGCCAATGGAGTTAATTGGTCAAAATATAATTCACAATCTTCATATCCACCTTCAGTTAATGCCATATCTAATGTGTTTAAGATAAGGTTTTGGAATGGTGCAATTGTCATTGTTTGAAGAATAGAGAATGCTGTCATCATCTCTTCTGATTGAGAACTAAATCCGTTATTATCAGTTCTTATACCAAACAACAACGGAGAAGTAACACGATGGGCCACAAGGATTCTATCCTGTGCGTAATTGGCAACATACTCATACTTTTCGTGTAAATTGTCAATGTTAATCGGGTCAATAGTTGGTTTATTCGCTGGGTCATCATTGAATGTAATCATAAATCTACCTGCATTCTTTGTGCCTGTAAATTTGTGCATTATTAAATCCTCAATGGTTTGTCTTTCTTCAGGAGCAGGAACACCATTATTTAGGTTAATCATTACTGCTGGTAAGAAACCATTTTCAATATTGTTAAGATGTAAGTTAGATAATTCAGCTTCTACAAATGAGAATTGAAGAGAACTAACCCAATCTGGTAATGAATAGTAATATAAGTTTGGAGAATAGTTTTTGAAATACAATAACTCCATTTTAGCATTAGATGTTCCAAATGCAGGAATCTTTGTTTTAGCTCTTTGTGCTCTTTGGTCTAACCAATCAGTACAATAGAAATAATTCTCTATCTTTGGATTCTTATTAATCTTTTCAGCTCTGATATATTGAACTGGCACATGGTACATTTTAATTATCTTTTCATGCGAATCATCCCAATATACTTGCAATGCAGCATTACCATATAATTTTAAATCAAATGCTACTCTTTTGATTTCTTCCTGTGGTAAGATTTTATGAAGGATTTTATCCATATCATCTCTCTTACTATATAATCCCTTACCATAAATCAAATCTGCTATACCTTCAGTACATGCCGCAGTTGTTGTTGATGTTGTGTGTGCTAGAGATAACATTTGGAAAAAATCATCATGTCCAAAGATACCAAACGGCACCCATTGTTGGCGTGTTTTAGTATCCTCTATGATTTGAGGTATTTCTGCACCTGCTAAATTAAGAACTGAAAAGTTTTGTTTAAATTGTTTGTCCATATTAGTTCATTATAATGTATTCATTTGATGATACATTGGAAATATATCCATCATTTTGGTTTGTATAATTAGCTTTATCTTCTACTTGTGGTCTAAATACTTGTAGAGAACCATGCCAAATTTCAGTAGTTCCATTGATTATTTTTGCTCTATATTCCTCACCTGTTAGAGATGAACTAATAGAAGCAGTGAATGATAATAGGCTTTCATATCCATTGTAAGATATATTGGATAACGATGCAGTAGTATTGACTTGTGTTGTCATATCCTGCAAAGACATTGTAAAAGCGTTTGAGCTTGTTACTTCCGTTCTAATAGTGTATCCGTTTGAGCCTGAAAGTATATATGTTAGCATGAGTTTGTATTTATCTCGTATTATCTATGTATTTAACATCTCCAAATAGAAATATCATCAAATAAAAAAAGGGAACTCTTTTGAGTCCCCCTTAATATTTTCAATGTGCTCTTACTGATTAAGCTGCACTTCCAGTTACAACAGTCGGTGGGTTACCTACTGCAGCAAATGGGTTAGTAGATGTTGAGCCAGAGATGAATTGAGCTGGTAAAGGTTCTAAACCAGTCATAGTAATTGAGTATCCGTATAAGTCACCCAATCCTGCTCCTGTTTGAATCGTACCACCTGTTAAATCAGTACCTTTTGTCATACCTGCTACTAATGCTTCTCCATTTGTAGTCCAAACGATAACAACTGGACGGCCATAAGCCATCAACTTCAATTGAGTTGTCATTTCGTTTGTTAATTTCTTCAAATTTAAAGTCAATGCTTGAGAGAAGAATGTTGTACCATTATCTCTTGAAGAATTGACAGTTTCAGTATATGCACTATTGCCCTTTAATTGATAGAAATAGACAGTTGAGCCAGACGGAAATGCTGTGATTTGTCCGTTAGCATCATATGTGAAAGTAGGGTTGTAAGAAGTTGTAGGGTAGTTCATAAAATAAACCCCTTGCAATCCACCTACGCTCTCTTTACATACTTCTTGTCTTCCTGCTGATAAGTTACAAGCCATAGTTATATAATTTTTTTATTGTTAAGTTTTGTTTAATAGAGGGGTGAGATTATCCCACCCCCATATTAGTTATTTTTAGTAAGCTCCGTATAATACGATGTCTTGACCGATACCGAAAGTTGTAGCCCCAGTATATCTCATAATGATTCTGTAGTTTTGAGAACCATCGATGTTTGCCATGTCTAATACTCTTACTTCATTGTAATCAGATAATAAACCTGTACCGAAGTGTAAGTTAGATTTTTGTGCTGCTACGATAGTAGATGCTGGCATACCTGGACACAATACGATTTCAATACCATTGAAGTTGAAAGGCTTATCCCCAACGTTCATTTGATTATTCCATCCGTTTGCACCTACTGCACCACCTGCTAATGCTTGTTGGTAAGCTTTTGCTACGTTAGTTGGAACATACAATAATAAATCTTCTTTACCATATACTGCATCAGGAATAGTAGAAACTACTGAATCTAATTTAGATAATACGTTTGCTGAAGTGATAGAGCCAGAGATGATTGCTGAAGAACCGCCTGTGCTTCTTGCTGGTAATACTGCTGTTGCACCACCTGCTGCTACTGATGCAGATAACGCTGGAATTAAACCACCGAATTGTCCGTTAGTAGCGTTGTTACCTTGCCAAATAGATTGTTCAGTTGCTTGTGCTACGATACCACCTACATAAGAGATTAAATAATCGTTGAAATCTTTTGGAATTTCATCGAATGCAGAGTAGCCTAATTGTAATGCTTCCCAGCTATCAACGAATTGTTGCTTACATAATTGTAAATTTACTTGCAACTCTTTTGGAGTTAAAACTGCTTCTGTTAAAGTTACAGTTCCTGCTGTTGTGAAATCGCAAGATGCATCTGCTACGATAGAATCAACTGCGATTTTTTGAATCACCTCTTTGAACTTAACGTTAGGGTGAATCGTGATGTACTTGTTATCCAAAGTTTTAGCAGATAACAAAGCCGCTGCGATATACTGTCCCGCGAATTCACCGGCATATGTTGTGGTGATTGTTGGCTCAGTAAATTTTTGAATTTTTCTGTTCATTTTTAATGTTTTTTTAAATTAAATTATTTATACAACTTTGATAAGAATGAAGATTGGTAATCCGCACTCTTCTTACCGAAGTTTTGTTTTCCTGGTTGGAAGTTATTTGGCTCTAATGGAGCTCCATCTAACTTTGGAAGTTCTTCTTCCTCTTCGATTGGTTCTACTTTACTCATTGTAGTTGCAATCGGTTCTAAAGATGATACTTGCTCACCTTCTGCAGGGAATGCTGAAGTAAATTTCTCCATCATATCTGCCATTTTCTTTTCTAATTCATCAATTCTATATGACATTCTGATGATTGGGTCTTTTTCCTCATCAGTATCTTCACCTAAAGAATTTCTGATATCTTCATCAGTTGTGTTTGGTAAAGATTTAGCTTCATCTACTGAAACTGCACCTTTCTCTTCATCAGATAATTCAGTTTCTTCAGTTGCAGTTTTATCAACCACTTCTTCATTAACATCTTCTAAATCAGCTGGAGATGCTTCTTCAACATTCTCTCTGCTTTCAATTTTACCATCCTTAACTTCGATTCTGATAACAACTTTATTACCTTCTGAATCTGTCAATTCGATTTCGTGCTCACCATCTGGTGCTGGAGTTAATTTTCCATCTTCACCTACAACATCTACAGTCTCTCCTAAATCAAATGTTGGAGATTGTAAGATATTACCTTGTGCATCTTTTGCATCAGTAAATTCTACTTCCTTATCTAAAGACAACAATGTCAATATTTTACCTAATACGCTTTTTGAGTTCATACTATATTGTTTTTATTATTTAACATATCTAAATTTATTTGTAATCATTTTTTTCATATTTCTCCGAAAATATATTTGTCTGCTCGATTGATTCCACCTTTTGATTTTAGAAGTTTTAGTATTTTAGGGTCAATCAATTCTGGCAATACCCACCAATCTTCGTATGATGAGTAATCATCTACACCTACATCAGATACGATTAATTCATATCCAAACGATTCTAAATACTTTCTACTCTTATCTCTAATTGTATCATCTACATAGTAATCATGCTCAAATGTAATTACTCTGAACTTATGTTTCCAAAATGGAATCTTTTGTAGTATCTCATAGGATATATGTGGGGGGTCAGCATCTATTTGTAAGTAATCCGTTACGGAATGTAAATCCCATATCGGCATCTTATCCCAATCTATTTTAGTAGCATCCATTATATAGGGCCTGGTTGCTCTTTCTACCCACGTAGATTCAACGTTCTCGTCTATATCGATAGAAACACCTTCCCAATCAAAATCTCTCTCTAAAAGGAAAGTATTGTTACCATATGTAGGATGAGCACAACCTATCTCAATCCAACTTCCCCATCGTTTTCCATTCAATGCCATTAAAACAAATAAATCCTGATATGATTGTGAATAGTTTCTTTCTATTAACTCACTACCTTCAAATTTGTATCTTAACTTTTGGAACTGATGTTTGTAGTATGTTGATGGTTCTTTCCAATTACCACCATATAGATTCAGATTGTTTTCTACTGCCTGTTTATAATTCCAAGGCATATTATTCATTTTGATTAGCTTTCTGAATATTGAAACACTCTCATCAAAGATTCCTATCCAATATCCACAAACACCCTTTTCAAATTCAAATACCCATTTGCCAGGATATTCTAAATCAGTAATTGTTTTACCTTCTTCTAATTGGAATGTATCAGCCATTACAGCAGTTGAATATCCTTCTTGCCATTCTCTATTTCTTTCGTATGCTCTTACTAATAAATTATATCCTTCAACTCTTTTAGGTAAAAGTGATATTGCTCGTAGAATTAATCCTTTAATCATAAACCATCTATTACCTTGCTTCTCAAAACATAGAGCCATTCTCAATAAGGCTTCATACGATAGTTCTAAATCGTTTCCAAATTCAGTTACTCTCAAATAGAACGAACATGCTGATGCAGTTTGCCCCATTTGTTCATACTTCCAACCCAAATCAAAATTAACTCTGATATCTCTAGGGTTTTGTATATACTGATGTAATAATCCTTTTAACTCCATATAACTTCTTCTATTTTAGATTGAGGTACTTTAAGAATGAATGCTGCATTATCCTGAAATGCAAATGAGATTAACATATCTCCTTTCCAAAATGCCATTCCACAACAAAACTCTATCTCACCATCCATAAAACTAAATTCAGTTGAAACATGCTTTATATTCCAATCTAAATCCCATACTACAAATTTGTGTGTGTATTTTGCATTCCTTTGGTCTATCTTATTTTTCCAAAGTTTAGTTTCGTGTATAATGGCAACTCTATAATCACCATAACGAACTACTTGAGAACTACCTCTCATATTTTGAAATTCACCAACACCATCTTTATGAACGATTTGTGTTGATTCTAATGTCTTTATATCAGCCTTTACAACTTCAGTTGGATTAGCCCACTTAACATAGTGAAATGGTAAATCTTCTATTACCATCCAATTCTTTTCACAATAGGAATCTTTATGTATTGGTGCTTCTATTCTGAATCTACCTATCTCTCTCCAATCAGTTGGGTCTAATTTAGATAATTCCATTCTACCTTGTCCATTATCAGTTGTATCTCTTCTTACACCTGATATCCAATATTCTCCATCCCATTTAGCTATTCTCGCATCTTCTAATCCGTAGAACTCCCATTTAGGTACTACATCACATGCAGACGTATCTATCTTTGTCCATTTATGGATTGAACAATCATCATTCAACTCCAACATATAGTTGATAGTCTTTAACTTTAAATCGTTTTCAGGATTGAGATATGCTAAAGGCCCGTGTCTATTACCGAAGATTTGATTACCTTCGCAATGCATTAATGTGTAATTGACATGTCTTAAATTACAAAGTAATCTATCCCCATCTACAAAGATTGAGGGATTCATAAGACCTGTTCCGTTTGTTTCTTCAGCGGGAATGATGAGTGGGGAAATCTCCCCACCCTTCGCTATAATTTCTTTTACTAAATTTGTGATTGCCATCTTATAGAATTTGCCATTTATTATCTAACATAGGTAAATCCTAAAGTTGTAATTAACAATATCCTAATGCAGCAGAGTTACTATAATACTGAATATTTGTTTGAGTTTGGTAACAACTTCCATCACAAACACCTGAATAGTTACAATACTGATGTGTGTATGTGTAGAATGTAAATGCACCACTACTTTGTCCATTGTAAATTAAAACATCAGCATATGCAGTTCCACTACTACTACCTACATCTTGCACATCGTTGTAATCGTATGAGAATGTGACAGTGATTGTTCCACCTGGATTTGCTATTGGATTTCCATATTGGTCTCTCAATGTTACAGTCAATGTTTCAGTTGTATCTCCAAATCCATTACATCCTGTTGGATAAGATATTGAACTACCATATGTAAAACAACTTACAACACCTGGAGGTAAAACTAAATCCTGATATCTAGGGCATCTATTAGATGAGTAAGTACTATACGGAGATGCTGATGTATCAACATTAAAGTAAGTATCTACCCATCCCTTTGTAGCAATTTGATTACTATCCGCAGGGGCTCCACCCTTTAATGTGAAGCCCATTGTTTTTACATCGGTATGAGTTACTAAATAATTGTTAGCTTTCATTAATTACCTTTTAATTCATCTATTTCAGCTTTCAACTCCTGAACTGCTTTAATTAATAAACCAATTGCAGAGTTTGAATCCATTGTGTTTTGTTTCTTTGTAGATAATTCAATTGGGGTATCTTCAGCGATAAATCCAATGTGGTCGTTCTCCAAATCATTTAGATAGTTGAATTTAACAACCTCTACTAATCCTAATAAATCAGTTGCTTTCTTATCCCACTTCTCAATGTTTGTTTTTAACTTACGAGATGAGTTTTGGTAGAATGCGTTTGCGTAGATAGTAGATGAACTTACTGTCACATTGTTATCTGATGTTGCAGAGTTTGATGTACCATTAGCAATTAAGATATTACCTGAAGTTGATGGAGAGATAGAACTAAATCCACTACCCGTATAACCCTGATAACCCTGTGCTCCTTGCTGTCCAGCTCCACCACTACTTCCTGCAGTACCTTGCGGGCCTTGAGTACCTTGTTGTCCCGCTGCACC